TGGTATTACTGATAATACAACGTCTCAAAAACCTACTCAAAATGTAGCTTCGGCTCATAGAGTAAGTAACACAGGACGCAAAACAGTAAGACTCACATCTTCTCAAGTAGCAATTGCTAAAAAATTAGGTGTGCCACTCGAAGACTATGCAAAACAGTTAAAACTCACGAAGGAGATATAAGCATATGATAGAAAAAGAAAACAAAACTTCTCGTGCGGACCATACACGAACAAAGTCGGAAAGACCAAAAGTGTGGGTTCCACCATCTTCTCTAGATGCACCTCCTGCGCCTGATGGATTCAGGTACAGATGGATAAGAGCAGAAAGCGTCGGCTTTCAGGATACGAAAAATGTAACGTCTCGAATAAGAGAAGGTTATGAATTAGTTCGTGCCGAAGAAGTTGAAAATGCATCTGATTATCCAGTTGTCGATGAAGGTCGATACAAGGGAGTGGTTGGGGTCGGTGGCCTTTTGCTTGCAAAGGTACCAATCGAGATTGCGAAGCAACGTCAACAGTATATGACAGACCGTCATAAACAGAAGACTGAAGCCTTAGACAACGATCTTATGAAGGAGCAGGACAACAGGATGCCTATCAATATTGATAGACAGTCCCGTGTAACCTTCGGTGGTACAAAGAAGTAACTAATTATTTAGTAATTTCTCGGGTTCATCCCTATCATCGATTTAACAAGTAAACAAAAGATAGGATATAACTATGGCAAATAGAAACGCAGCAGGTTTTGGTTTAATTGCAGCTATGGCAGTCGGTAATAGAGCCGCTGTACAAGGGCAATCTAAATACGAAATCGACGCCGGCGAAACTAATGCTATTTTCAATGGAGAGCCTGTTAAAGTAGATATTTCTGCTTCAACTGGTGGATATATTGTTACAGCGGCAGCTGGTACTGCGACTGTTGGAGTTCTTAATGGTGTGTTTTTCACAGCAGCAACAACTTTAAAACCAACGTTCAGTAACTTCTACCCTGCAGCAACAACTCCTGCAAATAGCGAAGACGTAACGGCATTTGTTAATGATGACCCTCTACAAGAGTACATCATTGCATCAGACGCTACTTTAGGGGCATCGTTAGCACTAAGAAAATCTAAAGTTGGATTAACTTACGCTACAACAAGTTCCGCAGGTAGTACAACAACAGGAAAATCTAGTCTACAACTAGGCATCTCAACAGCAGCAACAACTGCTAAAGCATTGAGAGTGGTTAGAGTAGCAGAAGATCCACAAAACGAAGATCAAACAGCAGAATTTTGCTCTGTAGTTGTGAAAATCAACTTACACCAATATACAGTTGGATCTTTGGCAACAGGAATATAGGAAGAATAGGAGAATAAAATATGGCTATATCAAGAGCACAACTAGTTAAAGAACTAGAGCCAGGTTTGAATGCACTATTCGGCCTGGAGTACAAACAGTATGAAAATCAGCACTCTGAAATTTATACGTCAGAATCATCTGACAGAGCTTTCGAAGAGGAAGTAATGTTAAGTGGTTTTGCTAACGCGCAAGTAAAAGGTGAAGGTGCCGGAGTCTCTTTTGACGAAGCACAAGAAACTTTTTCTGCGAGATACACGCATGAGACAGTAGCTTTAGCATTTGCTAT